GGGATGTTGCACAGCTTGTTTTGTCAGATATGCGGCAGAATATAAAACGCGCATTATACAATGATATGCTAGGAAATCCAGATAAAACTCCTGCATCTGCTACTGAAGTAGCTGAACGTATGGCAGATTTATCACGCAGGATAGGATCGGCTTTTGGCAGACTGCAAGCAGAACTTGTGCAGCCAGTATTACAGCGTGTTATTTATATTCTTAAAAAACAAGGACGTATTGAAGTACCAACTGTTAATGGTAGAGAAATAAAAATACGCTCATCATCACCATTGGCACAAGCGCAAGCCAATCAAGATATATCTTCAGTGTCACGATTCTTAGAATTAACTAACGCAGCTTTTGGTCCAGAGGCTATGCAGCTATTAATTAACTCTGAAGAGACAGCACTTTACCTTGCTAAAAAATTTGGTGTACCAGATACCTTGATCCGAGATGAACAAGAGCGTAAACAAATAGTTGCAATGATGCAGCAAATGCAGCAAGCTCAGGCTGCTGCACCTGCCGCAGAGCAACCAATGGAGTAACGCTTGAGTACAAAAGTAAATGTGGGAGTTGACGGAATACATCGACCACAAGGAAAAGACAGGGAGATAAGTCTCAATGTCGCTGAAATATTTAGTACGCCAACAGGACAAGCTGTATTAAAGTATTTACGTTCAGTAACTATTGAAATGGTTAATGGACCAAATGTTTCTACAGAAGAACTGCGTCATTTAGAAGGGCAACGTTATCTTGTTGGTTTAATTGAATCTCGTATTAATCATGCACATAAGGTAAAATCTGATGGAACAAGAAGCTGAAGTAATTGAAACAAATGAAGAAGTGGCTACTGAACGACCTGAGTGGCTACCAGAAAAGTTTAGTGATCCTGCTGAACTTGGCAAAGCATATAAATCTTTAGAGTCTAAACTTGGAGAAAAAGAAGAAGTTCTTAAAGAACAAGTAAAAGAAGAACTTATTCAAGAACGTTTTGGTGATCGACCAAACTCATCGGGTGATTATGAATTGCCAGACGTTGTTAATGCTGAAGAAGGTTTTAATAACGAATTGCTACAATGGTGGGCAGATCATTCATATGAAAATGGATTTTCTCAAGAAAAGTTTAAAGAAGGTATAGAAAAGTTTGCAGAATATGCAGGTCCAGAACAAGTAGATATAGAAGCTGAAGCTAAAGCATTAGGCGATAATTCTGATGCTAGGATTGAAGCTGCGTCTGTTTGGGCAGAACAATTCTTTCCAGAAGAAGTATTACCTGCAATTGAACTTCTATGTCAAAAACATGAAGGTATAATAGCATTGGAAATGATGATGGAAAAACTTAAAGACCCATCCGTAGACTCTCCTTCTAACCCTGCGGCAACAACTTCACAAGCTGATTTAGAAGAAATGGCGCGTGACGAAAGGTACTGGAATCCTGCTAAACGTGATAGGAACTATGTCAAACAAGTAGATGATGGCTATAAAAAGCTGTATAATGGATAACATATTGTTTAAATCAAGGGGCATAACAATTGCCCCTTTTTCTCGTAAACACCTTTTACCTGTGTTTGACGATATATGTGAGGAAAACAAAACAGAATTTTCCGATTTATATGAACAAGATATTTTTGAAGCTTTGCTTTCTGCGGTAGATCAGCCTGACATTTTTGTAGTTAATTATAAAAACAAACCTATGGCATTAATGGGATTGCAAGGAATTGATTCTCAGAATGGAATGCTTTGGTCATTGTTTACTAATCATTTTAAAGAAAACAAAACTAAATTTTATAGAGTATCACCTGATCTAATAGATTTTTATCATACTCATTATTATCAACTACATGTAAATACTTGGGTAAGAAATAAAGGAATTATTCAGTGGTTGGCATGGCTTGGTTTTAATATAGAGCAAATTGAAGATACTGAAGAAAATAAAACTTTTGTGCATTTTGTGCGTTGCAATCCGAATAGAAAAAATGTTTATGCTCTATCATCAAGGCCTGTGATGCACTGAGAAGCCCGTAAGGATACCTTCAATGAAGTAGCGGATCAGATACCCAAGATGCAAATGTAACTTTAATAAGGACTGTAAAAATGGCTAATACAATTACTGAAGCCTTTATTAAGCAGTTTGAAACCGATGTGCATCTTGCTTATCAACGCATGGGTTCAAAACTGCGTAATACAACTCGTACAACAAACGTAACTGGTAATGTTGCACGATTTCAAAAAATTGGTGCTGGTTCAGCATCTACTAAATCTCGTAACGGCAATGTGTCTCCAATGGAACTAGTCCACACTAATGTGGAAGTAACAATGTCAGACTTCTATGCTGCGGAATATGTCGATAAACTTGACGAACTAAAGACTAATATTAATGAACGTCAAGCTATTGCAGAGTCTGCTGCTGCTGCTCTTGGTCGTAAGACTGACGAGATTATTACAACTGCTATGGATGCAGGTGCTAACTCAACTCAAATACATGATACTGGTTCTGCTCTTGGAAAAGCAGACTTGCTAACATTGTTTGAAACATTTGGTGCTGCTGACATTCCAGAAGACGGACAGCGTTATCTTGCTATGAACTCCGCAGGTTTTGCTGACTTATTTAACATTAATGAGTTTGCATCATCTGATTTTGTTGGGCCACAAAACTTACCGTTTGCAGGTGGCATGTCAATGAAAGAGTTCTTGGGCTTTAAGATATTCTCAACATCTGCTGTATCAGGTGGTAAGAACTTTGCGTATCATATGAGAGCCGTAGGCTTAGGTATGAACTCAGACGTTCAAACCGAAATTAACTATGTGCCTGAGAAAGTCTCACATCTATTTACATCAATGATGTCAATGGGTGCTGTCGTTATTGACGACAATGGTGTTTATGAAGTTCTAGATAATAACTAAGAAAGGATTTATAAATGGCTTTTTCTGCATCTGGTTTAACTCGTATGGCAGGTGGTGGTGGTCATAGCCTTTGGTTTTATGACTCAACTGACGCCATAACAGCGGTTCGCGTTTCTGGTTACTTTAATAACGCTGCAAGCATGTTAAATGTTGGCGACGCTATTTTTGTACTAGATAGTGATGCTCCTGCTTTAAGCGTATCATTAGTATTATCGAACACTGGTTCGGTAGTAGATATTGCTGACGGTACAGCTATTACTGTAACCGATACTGACTAATAGAGTGGGGGTGAAAGCCCCCCTCTTTACATTGAGGTTTTAAATGGCGGTAACAAGTACACAGGCAAATTCTTCTATTGATATATGTAGTAGAGCTCTCATCTTAATTGGTGCAGAGCCAATTACTTCTTTTGATGATGGGAATAATGAAGCATTAGTTTCAGCGAATATGTATGAAGATGTTGTTCGGTCTGCTTTGGTAAATTCAAGGTGGCGATTTGCAGTAGACCAAGCAATCTTAAATAGATTAAGTGATGCCCCTACTGGACGTTATGATGCTGCATATCAGTTACCATCTGCTTGGTTAATGACACATGCGGTTACTGTAAATGATACACCAATAAACTATCAAACTTATGGTGATAAATTATTTTGTGATGAAGCAGCAACCTCAGAACTTGTTTTAGATTTTACATATCGAGCTAATGAAATTGATTTTCCTTCATATTTTACAATTGCAGTACAATATGAAATGGCTGCTGTTTTAGCTTCTAGTCTTGCACGAGATACTAATCTAACTAATTTAATGAGACAGCAAGCACAGATTTCAATGATGAGAGCTCGCAGTTTAGATTCACAACAACAAATATCAAGAAAGCTAAACACATCAAGGTTTATTGCTCAAAGGCGTAGTTAATGCAAAAGATAACTGTACCTATAAACAGCTTTCAATTTGGAGAAGTAAGTCCTTCATTATTATCAAGAACTGACTCTCCTATATATAATGCTTCTGCACAAAAGATTGAAAATTTGTTTTTACGATCTGAAGGTGGCGTAATTAAACGTGCAGGTTTGAAAAATATATATAGATTTTCTGATATAACTGTTGACTCAGCAAAGAAGCAACAATCAAGATTGCTGCCATTTATATTTTCTGATGATGAACAATATGTCATTTCACTTGAGCATCAGAAAGTAAGATGTTTTTATATTAATCCTACAACTGGTGCTACAACTCTTGTGGATACAATTACTCAAGATGTAAATGGTGCAACATTAAAGTTCGATCATTTGTATTTAACAGAATACACATTTGCTCAAGAAGCAGACGTAATGTTTATTTGTCATAATTTATTTATGCCGCAACAAATTGTTAGAACGAGCTTAACAACATTTGAAGTATCACCTTTTGTATTTGATACAAGAGCAGACAATGCAAAAATATATCAACCATATTTTAACTTTCAAGCTTTTACTAATAAACTAAACCCAGCAGCTACTTCTGGCAATGGGGTAACTGTAACTACTTCATCTGCTTATTTTGATACAACAGGCAAACATGTAGGCTTAACATTAAAGTACCATGATAGTGAAATGGAAATTGTTTCAGTACAATCTTCTACTCAAGCTACTGTAAATATCGTGGATACACTGCAAGCAATACTTCCAATAAGTTCATTTAGAACAACTGATGGTAGCAGCACTATTGAAGTTACTTACAAAGAACATGGATTTGCTGTTGGTGATAGCGTAACTGTTTCTGATGCAGGAGGCTTTGCAGGTTTAAGTGCTAGTCAAATAAATGGCAGTAGAACCGTTACATCTATTCGTAATGATAATGTATTTACATTTAATGCGGCATCAACAGCTAATGCTTCATTAGCAGGTGGAGGTACGCCACATATAGAATCCCATGCACCTACAACAACATGGTATGAGCAAGCGTATTCTGATTTACGAGGTTATCCTGCTGCAATAACTTTTCACGAAAATAGATTAACCCTTGCAGGAACAATATCTCAACCTGATTCAATATGGTTTTCTAAGATAAGCAGATATTACAATTTTGATTTAGGCGATGCTGAATCCGCTGATGCAATTCAAGTGACTGCAAGTTTAGGTGAAGTAAATCAAATAAGACATTTGGTTTCTAATCGTGATTTACAAGTTTTTACTGCTACTTCAGAAATGTTTGTACCGTCATTTGATGCACAACCTTTGACACCAACTAATGTGCAGGTAAAAAGACAAACACCTTTTGGCATTGAATATATAAGACCTCAATTACTTGATGGGGCTTCTGTGTTTGTTCAAACTGGCGGTAATATTGTGCGTGAATATATCTTCACAGATTCTGAAGCTGCGTATACTTCAATTGCTATATCAGGCATAGCATCACATTTAATTCGTAATCCTGTTGAAATGAATACTCTTAACGGTGCTGTTGATAGATCAGAAAGTTATTTATTTATGATAAATTCTGATGGGAAAATGGCAGTGTTTAATTCCAACAGAGCCGAAAAAAGAGCAGGATGGGTTGAGTTTTCTTCTCAAGGTAAGTTTCATTCTTCAGTAACAGTAGATGAAAAAGTATTTTGCAATCTTGTTATTGATATAGGAGATGGAACACAGAACATTGTTCTTTGCCAACTTACCTACGATCATAACATGGACTATGCAAAAGACTATACTGGTACGGCAGGAGTGTTTAATGTAAGTTCTGATTTTGCAAATGGTGCAGTTGTAAATGTAATAAGTGGAAATAATTATGTTGGTCAGTTTACTGTTGCAGGTGGCAATGTTGATGTATCTGCGGTTGATGCTTCATTAACTTCTGTTGAAATAGGTTTAAAGTTTGATGTTAATCTTACAACAAATCCAATTGATGTTTCCTTATCAAATGGTCCAGTAACAGGCAAACCTAGAGCACTAGCTTCTGTAATATTAGATTTGAATAACACATTATCTACTTCAGTAAATAATACTAACCTTGTAATAAGAAATACTACTGATGATCTTTCATTACAGCAACAACCGTTTACTGGTAAAAAAGAATTTAGATTGCTTGGTTATTCACGTGATCCTCAAATAACAATATCTCAAAATGCACCACTGCCTATGCAGGTTAATGGGCTAGTCGCGGAGCTTGTAATATGAATTGGTTTTCTACATTTTTAGACATTGGCACTCAGTTGTACAACACAACTTCTAAGATTGCGATGGATGTCTACATGATGGACACCATGAGTAAGATGGGTCAATTACGTGTTGATGCTCTTAATCAAAGCGCAGATGCTTATATTGAGCAAGCAGAAATGCAAGCAAAAGAATATGAACTTGAAAGACAAGCTTCTCAAATTCAATCTATTCAACAATTGCAAGCAAGAGTTTCAGAGTACAATGATGCATTAGAGTTTAATAACTTTATGACTGAAGCAAGGCTTGGTGGTGGTGAAAGTATGAGTGTTGCTAGATTTGTTGCTGCTCAAAGCAAAATAGTAACTAGAGATTTAGAACGTCTTGATACTCAAGCTTCTCTTGTAGATTCTTCTTTGCGTATTCGAGGAAGACTATCAATGTTAAATGGTATTACCGCAGCAAGAGCTCAAAGAACTAAAGCAATGGAAAGTGCTTATCAAAATACAATTGATATGCTTAAAGTTTATGGTAGTCCTTTTGATACAGCAAAAAATGTTATAAGCGATTTTAAAACAGTAGGTACAACTATTTATGAGCATTTAACATGAGAGCACCAATAAAACAAAAGACAGAAATATTTAATAAACCCATTGGTGTCACTTCTATACGAACTGGTGAACCCGAAATGTGGGAACAAATATCTGCTTCTGCTGAAAGAAGGTATCGAGAAGCATATGAATATAATGCAGATAGAGCAAAACAACAGGGTGTAGAAGCTGCTGCCGCAGTTCCAACCGCTGATTTGTTTGCTATTGATCCAGTAACTAGAGAGCCAACTGCTTTAAAACCACCAAAGTCTTTTGGTTTGATTGGAAGACAGGCGTATGAAAACCTAATTAACAGACGTTTTGAGGAATCAATACAAGGTGAACTTGAGCAAAAAGCATCTGAGTATGCTCAAAAGTTTCCTAGTTCTCAAGCATTTACCGAACAATTTGCTAAACATATTGAGAATATGGTTGCTCCGTCAATTGATGACGCAGGTGAAACAAGTGCTTATGGAAGAATAATAAAAGAACTTGGTGAAGAATACTTAGCATCAACTACTGCTGCAATGGTTAAGAAAGAAATTGAAATAACCAATGCTAAACTTGCGCGGCACAATCAACTTGAAAGATTTAATAATTTAAAAAAAGCATTTGTGTTCTCTGCCGCAGGTGATTCTCAATCTGCATCTGATCTTTTACAAGGTGAGGTTGAAAGATTAGAAGAAGAATTTATAGCAGGGCAAGTATCTTGGGATGAGTATAAAAATCTTTTAGAAGAAATTGATGGTTTAAAATCAATGGGTTCTACAAATACTTTGTCTACGTATTATCTTGAAAATGATGAAAAGCAAGCACTTGTTCGATTGGCTATTCAAGACCCATCTTATAGGAACGAGTTGCCCGAATCAGTACAAGAAGATATAGATGAAGCTTTAATTACATCTTCTCCAAGTGAACTTATAAATGCTTTAAAAGGTGTTGCTACAAGTTCTGAAGATTATTTTAATGACAGAATAAAACATGCAACTAATAGACTTGTAAGTGAAATAAATCCTTTGACAAGTGTAAAAGAAATAAATGCTAAAGTTGTATCTCTTGATCCTGATGTAGCAAATAAGGTAAAAAGAAACTTAGTACATGAAGCAATTATTTTAAGGATACATGCAAATGTTTCTGAAGTCGGTGATATTACTGATTTTACTAATGAGTTGTCTGACGCATCTTTCTCAAGCACCAATCAATTACTAGAAATTTTAGGTCCTGCTTATGTAAATGAGTTGCGAAAAATGTCTTTTGAAGACAGGAAAAATATTTCTGATGGTGTTTTTCAACGTCATAAAATAATGAACGCTGCCGATAACACTGAACAAAAATTACTAAAAGGAATATTTGATAGTTCTTTACGCAGTATATTAACAAATCAAAACTTAAATATTTCTCAAATTTTAGAGCAGTCAAATGACTTAATTGAAGATGTTTCTAATTCTAAATTTGAAAATAAAAACAGTTTTATAAAAAATATACAATCTGAATCTGCAATAACTATAAGAAATAGAGCTAGACTTATACAGCTACCACCAAATGAATTAGAGTATATTAAAAACTTAGTACAATCAGGGGCAACTACTTACACTCCTAATAATGAATCTCCACCAAATACTGACGATTCAAAAGTTTATTTTGAGGCAATGTTCTATGCTAATAAGATTGCTCCTGCTGCCACAAGTGGCGACTTTGATAGAAAAATTGAAGCAACAAAAGGTGATATTGATGCTCAAGAAAAATTAAAAAATACTGAATTAAGACGAGAAGCTCTTCTTGGTGGTTATGCAGATGAAACTACAATTAAAAATTATGATGATGATTTGTTTGGAGGTATTGTTCCATCATTAGATAGTTTGCTTACAAACAATAAAGTTATGGAAGCTCTTGCTGCTGGTTATGTTTTGCCAACATTTACTAAGTCTTTGTATGCTTCATTTACTGGTGCTGACCAACAGGCTTCAGCTAACGCTTTACTTGTATTTAAAAGATTTAAACTTGCTGACGCAAAGGTAGGCGGTAAAAATTTTCAATATGATTTAATGAAAAAGTCTTTAACGCCAGAACAGTATGGTATGCTTAATTCTGCATTAAATGCTGTTGAAAGATTTGGTGTAAATCCTGCTGAGTTTTCTATTAAACAACAACTTTATGATGGCGATGTTATTGCTGATATAAGAAAAGATTTCGATAGATTAATTAATAAAGATGCTAATTTAAGTACACTTTTTGATGATTATAATATGAGTCAAGAATTTAAGCGTGAGTTAGCTGCTGCTTTAGTTGTTGAAAAAATAATGGGCAGAACATTTACATCAAAAGATGAACTTAAGGATTTTGTTAATGAGTATAGCAGTCAAATGACTGAGGATGAATTTGTTGATACCCCTACTATTGATGGTAAATCAAATTACTCTCGATACAATTGGACTGATGTAAATGGTATGATGTCAATGAGAGATGATGTTATATCATTGATTGCAGACAATCCTGAGTATCAAAAGTTTTTTACTGGCGGTACAGTTCTTGATGCAGGTATTGAAATATTAATGCAAGGAGTAATTGGTCGTGATGCTATAAGAAAAACATATGAACAAAGCGATACTATTAAAGCATTGCAAAATGATCGTCTTAAAACAATTGCAATGATAGAGACTCTTGGTATTGATTTGTATTACCAACCAATAATTGAATCTTTTGAAAATGGTATAGCGTCATATCGTGCAGGATTTATGAGTGAAAATGATGGGTTTGTTCCATTTGAAATTAATAACGAAGCTGTAGTTGTTTCTCCACCTGTTGAAGCAGAAAGTAGAGCAAATGAATTAAGGGCTGCTATGTATCAAAGAGGTAAACTCCTTTCAGTTGTTGGAAATGTTTACAGTAAGATTTCTAATCCTAATGCTCGATTAAACCTTGTAAGACTTGATGTTAGAATTCAAATGTTGCGTGGTAGAGAAATAACAATAAATGATTTTAAAGATAATCCAATGCTTTATCAAATGTTGTCGCAAGCAACTCAAGGCACAGCCAAAACAGTCGATGAAATAATAGAAGAACAACGACAGGCATTAGGACTTGATTGATGGAAATTAATCTCCCTAATTTACCACCACTACCAGTAGAAAAAAAGCCAGAACCTGCGGATCAAAAGATTACTATAGGTCAAACTGGCAATGCTCAAGTCCAAACAACATTTGGCAGAGTTGCAAGTGAGTTTGTTTTTAATTTAAAAAAAGGTGGATATGATGAAAATGCTGCTGCTGCTGTAGAAAAATATATAAAAAATAATAATTTACCATCTAATCTTGCCTCTCATATGCGTATATTCGGCTCTACAAATATGGATGATTATAGACGCGCAGTAAATTTTGTTACTTCAAGACAACGCTCTCAATATGCAATAGAAAATTCTAGTCTTGGCGCACAGTTAATAATTGACCCAACTATACCAATAAGTATATTTTTACCTTACGCTTCTATTAACGCTGCTAAACTTTTACCTCAAGCTCTTAATTTATTAAGCCAAACTGGTGTTAAGGGTATTAATAGATATGGTCAATTAAGAGCTATTGCTCGATCTAGACAAATGATGAGAGGTGGATTGACTAGAGAAGAAATGACAAAACTATTTGCTTTAGATGGTGCTTTGTCTAGTGGTGTAATGACATTTCCAGAAGCATTAAGTCAAGCAGGTATTGACCCCGAACAAGGGCTAAATGATTTACTTAATGCTGCAATACTTACTGCTAGTGTTACTGCATTATCGGCAGGTATTGGTTATACAGTTTCTTCTTTATTGCCAAAGTCTTTTCGACAACGACAAAAACAAATTAAAAAAGAATATAGGGAATACTTACGAAGCACTTCTGAAACACCATTAAAAGATGGTGAGGATGTTTCATTTACTGGCAAGTGGTTTACTGAATCTTGGTTTATGAAGTTTGTTCCCACTCCTGTTCGAGAAGTTATTCAAAGCAAAGCATATGATGACTTTTTAAAAATGGAAATACTTACACTAGCAGGTGATAATGGTATGCCGCTTGTTATGAATCAGCTAGGTAAATCGGCAGGTACTTCTGTGTATACTAATTCTGGTCGTAGAGCAGGTGAATGGTTTAATACCCTTGATAAATTAGATAATACATACAATGAAATTATGTCTAAAGAGGGCAGAGGTGATATACAGTTTTCTAATGTTGAAATTAGAAATGCTATGGAAAAAATTCGTGGTAAAATTGGTTTAGAAAATTTTACTAAACAACAGTGGTACAATCACATTGGTCGTTTGTATGTAGATGAAGTTCCAATAGATAAATTAACAGATCAGGAAGCAAGGTCTGTTACTGCTCTTGAGAGTTTCTTTGAAAATTATCGCAAGGAAATGGAAGACCTCGGTTTAATTAATAGCAGAGATTTATTTGAAACAAGATTTTTAGAAGCAGCAGGTCGTAAAGCAGAACTTATATCTGTAACTAATAGTATTATTGCTCAAAATAAAAAATGGATGAATGACATCCAAGCAAAAACACTTGATCCAAAAATTACAAAATTACAAGAAAAGTTAAATAAATTAAATCAAACTGCGCAAACAAGAGGGCTTACTAATAAGCAAGTTAAATTTAAAGCTGAGTTAGAGGACGAATTGTTTATTGTTTCCAAACAACTTCAAGAGTTTGATGATGCAAGAAAAATGATTAGTAATGCAAAAAACCTTGATGATCTTTTTAAACTAAGAACTAAACTTGATTTAACTCCTGATATGCGAAGTGGTCTAGGAACTTTAGCTCAATCAATAGATAATTTAACAAGTCAGTTAGATAATTTAAAAGCATATCTTGATGCTGTTGATGGCGGTCCACGCCCTAGATACTTACCTAGATTTTTTAATAGACAAGCAATCGCTCAAAACCGTGACGAGTTTCGTAGAATACTTATGAATTGGTACAAAAACAATCCGCAGGTTCGATCTATAGAAAATGGCAAGGTGGTTGTTCGAGAGTTAAGCACAAGCCCCGAAGATGTTTTTAAACGTGCTGAATCTACTATAAATGGGATTATGGAAGAAACAGAAGAAGAAGCTATTGAAGCTATTTTCTCTGGCTATGGTCGCAGTAAACATTTTATGGAACGACAATTAGATATTCCTAACTCAGAGATAAAAGATTTTATTGTAACTGATGTTAAAGAAATAATGATTGCATATACAAATCGCGTTGCTCCTAAGATTGAATACCATAAAAAGTTTGCTGATTCAGAATCAGGTGGACTTCAAACACTTGAGGCTCGATTAGACTTTTATCGAGATTATATGAAGAAAAAAGGTTATTCTGAAAAAGATATAAATAAATATATTAAGAACTTTGTTCATAGTTATGATCGTGTTGTAGGAACAACTCTTAAACGTGCTGACGCAATAGATACTAAACTTGCTGATATGTTACGTAGCGTCACAAGTTGGACATTCTTGGGTTCATCTGGTGTTGCTGCGGTTGGAGATTTGTCTACCTTGTTTATGGATCATGAGCTAGAAACAATAGGTAAAGCATTTCTTTCTATTTTAGATCAAAATACACCTGCGTTTGCAATGGGAAAACGCGAAACAAAATTAGCAGGTCAATCATTAGAGATAACAATGGGTACTACTCACCTGCGTTACATGGAAAGTTTATCTAATGACATGTTTGGCAAAGGTACTTTTGATAAACTCAACAATGCTTTTTATATACTTAATGGTTTGTCTCTTGTTACTACATCAGCAAAAGCTTTAGATGGTTTGGTGCGAGGACATACTATTGTTGAGGCTTCAATACGTCTTACAAATAATAGAGCAAGTAAATTTGAGCGTGAGTTTCTTGCTAGATATAATGTTACGCCAGAACTAGCTGCTCGTATTGCAGAAATGCCAGTAGAAAAAACTAATCAAGGTTTATACTTAGCAAATACTGAAGCATGGACTGATAAGGCTGTTGTTGAAGGTTTTAGAAATGCTTTGCATAGCGGTATTATGAATAGAATTATTATGGGTACTCCTGCTGATAAGCCAATTATGATGGATGGTGTTGCTTATGTCCCAATAAGACTAGGTAAACAATTTGGATTAAAAGAAGATAGTAGGGTTAGAGGTTATGCCAGAGTAGAGTCTGGATTGCTTGCTTTGCCATTTACCTTCTACAGCTACACAATGGGCGCTTTAAGTAAGATAACGGCTAATTACGCATCTGGTACTGTTCGTAACCCAATGGCTCATATAGCGGTCGCTATGGGCTTGGGCTCTATGATTGTTCGTGTAAGAACTCCTAACTATGTTTGGAATGATATGGACCCAGAAGACAAGATTGCTCGATCATTTGATTTTTCTGGGCTTGCTGCAATATATACTGACCTAACATACAGAGGTTTATCAATGGCTTATGAATTTGGAATAGCTAATGATACATTTATTGCTCCTAAATTTAAAGCTCAACCTGATGCTATTGGTGCTTTATTATCATTAGGTGGTGCTCCCGCTGATTGGACTTATGGTGTAACTCAAGCAATTGGCGATATGTTTCAAGGCAACATGAGCGATGGTGCAAAAGGTTTAGTTCGTCATGCTCCAATAATAAATGCTTTCGCATTTCAAGGGTTATTAAAAGATACTGCTATGGACATAGCAGGGTCATTACCAAACAGACCTTAATTTTTGTGCGTTGAGCAAAACTAATTGTAATGTTAATGCAATAAAAAAAGGTTGATAGTATGACAATAAATTTAGCAGATAATTCACCTCGAATATCTTATTCCGTCGCTCAAGGCGCAACGCAAACTTCTTTTGCAGTACCTTTTGAATTTTTTGATAACGGTGATTTGAATGTATATGTTGATGGCACACTCAAAACAATTACTACTCACTATACTGTTTCGGGTGGTGATGGTTCAACTGGTACAGTTACGATAAGTGTTACTGGTGCAACTGGTGGCTCTACTGTTGTTATTACTAGAGACATTGGTTTAGAAAGAACAACTGATTTTCCTGTTTCTGGGTCATTTAATATTGTAGCTCTGAATACAGAACTTGACCGAATTGTTGCTATTGCTGCTGATTTAGAAGATCAGGCTAATCGTGCACTGCAACTTACAGATTTTGATGCTGCGGTATCACTTGTCCTCCCAGATGTTGATACTCGTAAAGGAAAGACGCTCGCTTTCAACGCATCAAGTGGCGCAGTAGAGGCAGGGCCAAGCATTTCTGATGTTCAAACTGTTTCTGCTGCTGCTACTGATATAGCATTACTTGCTAATATCCAAGACGGAACTACAGCAACTAACGCAATAACTACTGTTGCAAGTAAATCTAGTGAAATAACTTCTGTAGCTGCTAAAGCCAGTTTACTTACTTCAGATTTTGTTTCTGATTTAAATACATTAGCAGTAACAGATGTTATAAATGATATAAATTTATTAGCTACGTCTGATATTGTAAGTGATTTAAATACATTAGCTACAAGCGATATTGTTAGTGATATTAATACCCTTGCTACTTCGGATATTGTTTCTGATTTAAACACACTAGCAACTTCAGATATTGTTTCTGACATTAATACTCTTGCAACATCTGATATTGTTTCTGATCTTAATACATTAGCTACAAGCGATTTTGTAAGTGACTTAAATACATTGGCTACAACAGCAAATGTTAATAATATATCTACAGTTGCTACAAATATATCTGGTGTTAATAGCTTTGCAGAAAAATATAGAGTTGGTTCATCTGATCCAAGTTTAAGTTTAGATGAAGGTGATTTATTTTATAATTCTACTTCAAATGTAGTTAAGGTTTATAATGGAAGTGCATGGCAAAATGTAGCTCCAGTTGCAACAAGCTTTACTGTTTCTCAGATAAGTGATTTAACAGCTACCGCTTCTGAATTAAATATTATGGATGGCGTTACTGCGACAGCAACAGAAATAAACCTACTTGATGGCGTAACTGCTACTACAACTGAATTAAATTATTTAGACATTTCAACGCTTGGTTTATCACAGGCAAGTAAAGTAGTTACAGCAGATGCAAATGGTGTTGTTAGTTTTGATAACGGTACAATAGAAGAAAGCACAGCAATTACTTCTAGCTCTAATGCTGCAACATTAAATTTGCGTGATGGTAATATTTTTACACACACTCTTTCTGAGAATGTAACCTACACGTTTAGCAACCCTGCCGCATCTGGTAGAGCTTCAGCGTTTATCTTGAAGGTAGTGCAAGACAGTAGTGCAAGAACAATTACTTGGCCTACAAGTGTTGACTGGGCAGCAGCAACAGCACCCACGATAACTGCTACAAATGCAGGGGTCGATGTGTTTGCGTTTATTACGGTAGATGGCGGTACAAATTACTACGGCTTCACTCTTGGTCAGGCAATGGGATAACAGATGTCAGTATCGAAAATAGTAGCAGCAGCGGCTTCTAGTGCAGGAGGTGGTGCAGGTCTTGATGTAGACTCGGTGTTTTCTACGTTTTTGTATGATGGAACTGGCGCTACACAAGTAATAGAAAACGGCATTGCGTTAAGTAATGCTAACGATGGTGGGTCAGCTAGATTTGATGGAACTAAAGGGCTTGTTGTTGCAGATCATACTGGCTTTCAGTTTGGAACTGGCAACTGGACAATAGAAGCTTATATCTACCCAACCAAAGATGATAACTTTGTTGTTTGTAGTTGGGGTGAAAGTAGTGGCGTTAGGTGGGATTTTGGTTGGCAAAGTTCATCTAATCCAAGAATATTAGTAAATACAAGTTCTTCTTCTCAAACTTCTACAGCAAGCAGTACACCAATATCAGGTTATGTTGGGCAATGGGTTCACATAGCGTGTGTAAGAAATGGAAGTGATATTGTTTTATATGTCGGTGGTGTAGCTAAAACTACTATGTCTTACACTGGCACTAGCTTTCCAAATCCGTCAACTGCTGGAGTTAATATTGGTACTCGATTTTACACAGGTCAGAATAATGTAAACAATTCATCATTTGGTTTCATAAGTGACTTTCGCATTGTAAAAGGAACTGCCGTTTATACTTCTAATTTTACACCGTCTACGTCTGCTTTAACTGCCGTATCTGGCACAAGCTTTTTAGGTTTATCAGGTGATACTCCTTTAGTTGATGCTTCAGGTAACTCGCACAGTATTTCTCAAAACAGCTATAATTCTGGTGATGTAGCTGCATCAGGGTTTGGTCGATTAACTGGCTCAAGTGGCGAAGGTGGGTTGGTTTGGATAAAAAGGCGAAGCGGAACATCTGATCATAACTTGTTTGATAATGAACGTGGTTTTGCAACTGGTGGCACAGGTATTTTGTCTTCCAACACAACTGGCGCAAGCAACGATTTTGCAGATTATTTTAATGCTACTTCCACAGGTTTTACGCTTTTGCACAGCGGAAACGACACAAATGATAGCAGTAGTGAATACGTCAGTTGGACATTTCGTAAAGCCAAAAAGTTTTTTGATGTTGTAAAAATAACAGGCACAGGTGGCGGTAACAGAGCTATAAACCATGCACTAGGGCAAAAGCCAGGAATGATTATTGGCACGAGATATGATGCAAGTAGTGAACATTGGCACGTTTATCATCGTAGTCTAGATGGAGGTAATCAACCTGCAACTCATGGGCTAAGATTAAATTCAGATGCTGCTGAAGGTGATGAAAGTAGTTATTGGGAAGATACTGAACCTACTAGTACTCAATTTACAGTTGGAAATAATCAAAATCACAGTGGTGGAAGCCATATTTTCTACCTATTCGCACACAACGACAGTGGTGACGGTGGGTTCGGCCCTGATAGTGACCAAGATATTATTAAGTGTAGTAGTTACACTGGTGGAACTACTGGAACAGAAGTTAACGTAGGTTTTGAGCCTCAATTTGTAATGATTAAAAGAGCATCTGGCACTGGCGATTGGATGGTTTTTGACGCAATGAGGGGCGTAGTATCTGATCCATATCCTAACTTAGATAATACATTGTTCTGGAATCTTACTAATGCGGAACGTACTAACACTGGCTACATTGGATTTACCCCCACAGGATTTATACATCAAGGTGGTTCGGGAGATACTAATACAAATGGTGACACCTATGTATATATGGCAATACGCAGAG